GCGGAAAAGAGAGTAGACTCCCCATGAGTTGACCTGAAGTTTGGACTCCTTCATCCAGACCGGGATACCGGATCGTATGAGGAGAACACTCCCACCGAGCCCACATACGTGTAGGTTCGTGGTCAATTTTAGAGAGAATACCTTCTAGAAGTGCATTTGTTACTGACATTGGAAAATTGTCAGTAGCAGCTGTGTAATCGCCAGATAACCAAAGGTCACCATCAGCTCTTCTGGATTCTATCGATTGAATTTGTTGTTCAATCCTATAAATCCACTTAAGAGCAGACTCCTCAAAATCATCAAGGAGGGAACTTTTGGTACATCCATTCGTTAAAGCAAACTGGGGTTGAAGACCTAAGTATTTAAATAAAGCCGCTTGTAGTGGCTGAAGTACTTTGGTCTCTGCCTCAGCTTTCGTAATCATCCGAACTTTTAGGGGTTCGGGTAAAGCGATTGCTTCAACGACAGGACGACGATAGGGAGGGACCCCGGAAAACCTTTGAACAACCTGATGGTCTGTTGGAAGGTGGGGAACCTCGACACATTTTGCAGAAATCTTAGCACAAACTCCATGGGAAGATTCATCAACCTCAGCACATATTCGAGCTGAGATTATAGTCTGATCCCAGAATCCTTGCAAGAATTCATTATGATACCGAATACGAGAAGAAAAAGAGTCTCTAATTATATTGATTAGAGCCTCGGTCCCTTCTAATTTCGATCCCTGGAAAAAGGGCTCCTTTGAGGGAGACTCCTTTACCCAGTTCAATGAATCACATGTAACAGGATGTTGGTAGTTTGTCGTCCCATCAAGCACTTGATGCTTCATAAGATGAGATTTTCTACTTAATTCCGTTTCTTTTATAGTTTGAAGATAAAGTTTTGTTGTTGGTTTTCCTTCCCGGTCCTTACTTGATAACAAAAGGACTGGAATAGTAAAACGCCTCCAAATAGCTGCAGGTTCTTCAACTACAGCTCCAGGGCCCAGACGGTTCATATCCGAACCGAAGGCCATATTAGAGGTAACAATTATAAAAGGAGAGGTGAATAACCTCCCTTTATCTTCAAGTGCTGCCATTGGGAGAAGATAACGATTAGTAGAGACTAATTGTTCAAACTCCGACAAATCAGATCTATCTTCATGATTCTGTCCAAAGTCATCCAAGACGACAATTGGTTGGTTTTTATAACCATCCCAATGTTTTGTCGCACAGGATCGACTGTAAACACAATCATCAAAGTTCATTTCTGAAAAATAGAGTTTCCATAACCGGCGTGTTAGAAGCTGCACAAGTGTTGTTTTTCCACTAGCAGGAGGACCGAAAAGTCCTGTAACGAGGGGTTCAATCCTTGTTACTCCACTTTGTGAATTTACATCCAATGCAACTTCTTCCGGACACTGGGAAATAGTCTTTCCTGAAAGATCATTCAAGATAGTCGACATCGTCGGCCCCTTGAAGTATTGTCTTTCAGGTCGAAGACTCTTCTCAGCTCCACCTTTATGACGTGGTTTCTCTATGGTAGCACGGGTATTTGGAAAAACTGTTTTATAGGGATCATAAAGACCCCTTTCAGTAATTTCCTTTCCAACTTCCTGACCATAATCATAGAGTTTTTGTAAGTATTCCTGAGGAACTACTATACACTCTGATTGAGGTCGACACAGGGAAGCTCGATGGGACTCATACTGTTCTTTAATCATATCTTCTCCTACGGGAGCACAAAGCCCCTTGGATTGTAAGATATTAAAGTACAAACGACATCGTAATTTACGATTCGTTTTGAGATTCCGGTCGAGACGTTTCTGTGTCATTTCTGGAAAGATTGGAATCTGGTATCGGTAAGGATCTGGTCGTTCTTGGCCCATTTGAATAGAAAATAGATCATTCATAGAAAATTTGATCATTTTAACATATTCTTTTTCCTTTAGGTTTTTTGGAAAAACCCGAAGGTAATGTAGCAAGAGACGAAATTTACGATCTGTTGTTGAATACACATTCACAACTCTCGTAAACCTTGTAGACCAATTCTTAGAATACCACCTATACCCAGAAAAAAATGATTTCTCCTTGACCATTTTCTTTGCAGGAAACCTCACATTAAGTCCTAAATTAAAAAGACTCATATGAATGGCATCCGCAAGGCCAAGGCAATGTTGAAACATAGTCAGATTTCGAACAAAATCAAACTGAAGACTATTATTGTGGATTCTACATCCAATAATACTAGTTAGAGGGATACCTAAT